TAGTTCTAATCTTTTTCCTCCTGTTTGAGATCCGTTTCTAATGATCATATGACCAGCAGTCGAAGCTTTTGATACTCCATGCATTCCTCTAACTCTTGTCGCTCCAGCAAAGACTATTCCTGTTGTATCAGTTGTAGCTGTAAAGCCAGCAGACACTGCAGTTATAGAGGCAGCGTGAGCAATTTGAGTTACTGTCAAAAACTTTGTTGAACCAGTTACTGTATTAGAGTTTGGACCAGTTCCAATTGTTTCTGAAACAGCATTTCCGCTTGCGTCAGTTCCCGTGATTGTGAATGAAACAGAAGCGTTGTTAGATGCAGAGGTTAGTGTAACAGTCGTAGACATGTTTGAGCCATCATTTACTGAAGTTCCAGTAAGTGTCATATTACCAGCGCCCGATTTTGTTTGCACGGCTGCTAGTGAAGTGTTACTCGCTGAGACAGCTTTAAACATTTTCGCCTGTATACTTGTACTTGACATATTTTCTCCTAATTAGGTGCTCCCGAAGGAGCACCAGTTTTATTTATTAGCTCCAAGGTTGAGCAAATGCTCCATTACCAATTAGTTGAGCTTCAACTAACCAAATTAAACCATCAACTGCTCTACATCTTATGTGAGCGCCTTCAAGTCCACCTTTAGTCGTTGCTGTCAAAGTCAATGTGTCAGTTCCACCTGCACTAAAAGCAGTCACAGCTCCTGGATCAGTAGCTGTATTGTTGTAGATTGCCATTCCTCTGAAAACATCAGCTGTTGATCTACCAGCAGCAGTTCCTGCATTTAAAACAAATGTGTTACCACCTGTTAAACTTGCAGTCATAAGAAATTCATAAACCATTCCAACTCTATTTGTTGAGTTTGGATCGTCTGAACCTGCCACTGCTGAAGTTGCCGTGTCTATTATTGAAGGTAAATTAAATACAGTATTAGCATTACCAATCTGTATTACTTTACCTTGATACTTATCAATACCAGCGATGTCTGTTCCACCATCGGTAGTTCCTGCACCTATTGATTGTGCCATTTCTGGACCTGTTCCTAAGAATCCTCTTAAAGATCTTACCGGTCCACTAAACGTTGTTCTTGCCATAATATTTTCTCCTCTATAGCGGTTAAATAATGTAGTCTCTATAGCGTCTGCCTAGCCAGTCTACAAAATTATAATTTTCTAGGTCTTTTGATTATACTAGAGGTCTCTTACAAAATCTACTGCAAGCGTAATTCTTTTGTTTTTACATTTATCTACGCCATGGTCGGTTCGAGAATCAAATATTAAAACTAGTCCTTCTTCCTCTTCAACTCTTAAAATACCTGGATTTAAGTCAAAATATAAGGGATTTGTATTATCTGTTTTTATAAAAGTAATGCTAGAAAGATGCTCTGGTGAATGATGGTGTTGCTTTGTAAAATGGCCTGGCTCATAAAAATTTACCCACCAGGTACTTGGCTTAAATTTTAATTTTGTACGTTCAAAAGCTACATTAGCAATTTGTTTTTTTAAAACATCAAAAAACGGATAATCAGGGTCCCAGCCTGATGAAAAAGCTTTAACGTTATTTAAGTCTTTTTTCCAATGCTTTTTGAGACCTAATATTTCTGTTTCGATTGTTTCTTTAAATTTTTTATTTAGCTTAAAGCAGCCTATAAACATTTTATTCTCTTACCATAAAAAAAGGGCGATGTGAACCACCGCCCTTTTAATTTGTAATACTGTTAGTATTATTAGACTAATTTACCATTTCCAAATATTGCTCTTGGGTCTGAAAATCCAAAAGAATATCTTTCTCTAGCTTTAAATCTAACGTTACCAGTATCGAAGTCACCTTCCATTGCTGTTTTGATTGGTGATCTAACAAACATTTTCATGCCGTTAGGTACATCAGTCATCAAGAAGAACGCATCCCCGTCAGTTAAAAAGTTATTCACTCTGTAACCTTGAGGTACCATTCCCATTGAAGCGACAGCATTGATGTCGTTATCAGCTGTTCCTACTCTTTGAGGAGACTTCATCAGTCTCTCAGCTGTGAATTGTAATTCTTTTGGAATTATCATTTTCACACCTTGAGCAGCAATTTTTAGACCTCTTTCGTCAACAAACGATTGGATGTCAATCAAAGATTGTTCCAATGATGTTTCGTTAAGGTCTGCAGCTGTAGCAAGTACGTTTGAGAACGTACCACCAGTTGCTAATGGGTGAGCGTTATTGATTAACGATTTACCATCACCACCTGTGAAAGATGCATTTTGCGCATTGTTTAATACGTTTGCAGCTTTTACTTGCTTCGTGTTTGCCATAGATCTTGCTAATGCTCTTGTGTATCTAGCTGCAAGTCTATCGTATAGGTTATCTTCGATTGCTTCTTCTGTGATAGCAAAAGCTAACGCGATTGTTTCGTGATTGTATCTAGCAGTGAAAGTTTCATTTGCTTGATCAAACACAACTCCAGCACCTTCTTGTTTAGTTGGTGCAGAAGCGAATCCCGCTAACATTACTTCTTCTTCAAAAGCTCTGTCAGATGTTTCTGTAGTATAAATTTCAGCATGCTGATTTTCATACCTTTTGTATTCCAGGCCGAATAGGGCATTCAATCCTGGCTCTAGTTCTTTAACTAGTTGCGATCGTGATATAGCCATAATTATCTCCTATTATATGCCTGTTCTGCTTCTATATTGGTGGTGGTTTATTCTCACCAAGATATTAGCGTTTGATGTTGCAGTGTCAGAGTTATCAGGGTCCTGACAAATATCAATCGCTTGTAATACGAAAGATACAGTAGTTCCTGAGTTTGAAACGTCTAACATTGCTTTAGATATACCAGTTTGTGTTACACCAGTTGTGTTAGTAACAGCATAGTTTCTAAATAGATCCGCTCTTGTAAAAGCTTCATCAGCGTTTGCCAAGAAGACCGCATCTGGGTCATCAACAACAAAAGCTGTTATATCACTAGCAACAATACTACCTGGGTAGTAGTTACCGTAAGTTGGCTTTTGTGTAGTTGGATCTGTATAAAACACACCGTTAAAAACGCCCACTGCAGCTGTAGATAAACCAGCACTGTTGTCGGTATTATTGTATTTCTCAATGTTACCGGCAGTCGTTACAATTACCAAGTCTCCTTGGTAAATTGCATGACCCATGTTACTAGCTATCGTGTATCTGTTTTGGGCACCAACTAATGGTGTACCGTCTAGTTTTCTGTACGGTCTTAGACCGAACTCTTCTTTTACGTTTGCCATAGTTTAGTTTCCTTATATTTAACGTTTTATCTTAAAGACCCGATAGCAATTGCAAAAAAATTATTTCTTGCGACTACCACCAAAGGTCACTTTTGACTGCCTATCAATATTGATTGGCATGTCAGGGTGTTGTTCCTTCATGAGATCATTATCAATTGCGTCAACTCTGTCTTGAGTAACTTTCTCAAAATAAGCTGCACGAGCCTCTAAAATCTCAATTGGGATTCTCGCCAACACGAGTCCTCCGATTCCGATAAGCCCCTGATGTTTACCTTCAGATAAAGTTGGATAATCATTTTTGCCTAACTCACTTACGATCGTGTCAGCTCTAACGAATTCCCAGCCCTCTCTTAGTTTACGAGACACGTTTGACGTATCATCGAAACCTTGCACTGTTGTTCTTATCCAACGATGTGCAAAACCTTTCGGTGCAGGTGGCGCATCCAAACTGGATGATGGAGCCCAATCAACTTTTCTTTTTTCTTTAAGTCTAGTTGATGACTCGCGTGAAGTTCTTATCTTTTCCATTAGTTTCCTCCCTTCACGAATTTTGCGTATTCCTCTAGTGGCACCCCTAATTTCTTAGCGATTACTACCTGTGATTTGGTGAGTTTCACAGACTTGCGTCCTCCTTGTCTTCGACTTACCCCAGCTACGTTTTGGACGGGTTGCTTAGTAGCTACAGGTTCTTTATCAGTCGAATCCTGGGCAAACTTTTGAGGGAAATACTCCTTCATTCGTTTGTTAATGTTATTATAATACTCATCACTTTCTGATTCAATACCCTGCCCCATAACTTCTTCATGGATGGCCATAGCAGCATTGGTCATTACTCGATCAGTGCCAAACCATTC